GATTGGTTTAGCAACTGATACACGTGAAGTTTACATAGGTGCTGGTACACAAGATCTTCTTAATGCAGATGTACAAGTTACACCATTTCTAAATGCACAAGCAGAAGTGACAGATGATTTAAGCAACGGTACATCAGCAACAACAAACAATGGTATTTTAAATTTTAATATTGCAGGAACAGAAGTTCTTAGTCCTGCGGCAAATGTTGCACTTGCTTTTAATACAACACACTATGGATTACCAACAGGTCATCCAAAAAGAAGTGGTGGTTTAACTGAAGCAGATCTTGTTGTTACAAAATTTATAAATGAAATTCCTACAACATATGATCCAACAGAATACACTTTAAGTTTTTCAGGTACAACAACATATATTAATTTTACTGGATCTAACGTTCCAGAGTCAGGATCAAAACTTTTAGTTTCTAAATGGACAAAAGATCAAATAACTGAACACGCAAGAGCTAGAGCAGGTTGGTCAACAAGTAACTCTGTTTCATCTTATCAAAAATGGCAGTATGGCAATTTGGCAACTAACCAAGTTTACTGTGATGTAACAACTGGAACTGGTTTTGTGCAGTTTGTAACAGCATCAGAAAAAACGTCATTACTAACAGCAAATGCAAATGATTCAATTAGTACAATTAATGAACCAGCAACATATAGTTTCTTAGGAGAAAATTCTTCAATCCATGCAACAACAAGACCAGTTGCAATAGATTCAAGTTTAAAAATTGATTTAGATACACCACAACAAGCATATAACATATCGAGATTTATTAATAAGAAGAGAGGTAATGTTTCTAGAGTAGCAAGTAACATTGAAATATTTACTGAAGCAAGTTATCCACGATATCAGACTAATCAATATGTTAGTCATATGCAAACAGCAACATTGACAGCATCAGGAAACGGAACGTTAATTGAGTATCCAACTGCTGAGTCAAATGTTTACAAGATTGATTATAGTTTGAAATTAGGATCAAACTTTAGAACAGGAACAATTCATATTACAACTGACGGTACTAACACAGTAATTAACGATATACAAGTTGAAACAGGTGCAACATCAGATGTAACATTTTCCGCGGCGATTAGTAGTGCAAAATTGCAATTTAAATATGCAAATGCAAATGCGGCTAACGCCAATTTATCATTTAAGATAGAACGCTGGTTACAATCCTAACCTTAGGTTGTTAACAGATTTTTTCTGTTAATTTGAATTTAACTATTGCTTTTATCGTGACTGTGATAGTATAATTAATACTGTGCTGATTGAAAAGAAAACAAGGTAAAGAAGTAAAAATATGAACACACCAAAAAATCAAGAAGATATATTCATTATAAAAAGAGACGGACAACAGGAACCTTTAGATATTAATAAGGTTCACAAAATGACAGAAGCCGCTTGTGAAGGTTTATCAGGAGTTTCTTCATCATTAGTTGAAATGAACTCCGGGCTACAATTTTCTAATGGTATGTCAACAAACGATATTCAAGAAGTATTGATTAAATCAGCAAATGACTTGATCACATTAGAAGCACCAAATTATCAATATGTTGCGGCACGCCTTTTGTTGTTTACAATTAGAAAAGAAGTGTTTGGAAAACACATTGATCATTTGTATGAAGTGCCTTTGCAATTTTTAGTTGGAAGAAATATTGAAAAAGGTTTATATGATCCAAACATTATGAAATGGTACAATGATGATGAATTTAAAACATTAGATTCATACATTAAACATGATAGAGATTACAATTTTACATACGCAGGTTTAAGACAAGTTTCAGACAAGTATCTTGTACAAGATAGATCTTCCGGAAGAGTTTTTGAAACACCACAATACATGTATATGTTGATTGCGGCAACATTGTTTCATGATTATCCAAAAGAAACAAGAATGGGATATATCAAAAGATATTATGATGCAATTTCAAAATTTAAAATTAACATACCTACACCAGTAATGGCAGGTGTACGTACACCACTTAAACAGTATGCTTCATGCGTACTAGTTGATGTTGATGATACATTAGATTCTATTTTTGCATCAGATATGGCAATTGGTAGATACATTGCACAAAGAGCCGGCATTGGTATTAATGCAGGTAGAATACGTGGCATCAACTCACGCATCAGAGGAGGCGAAGTAGCACATACTGGAGTTGTTCCGTTTCTTAAAAAGTTTGAAGCAACAGTAAGATGTTGCACACAAAATGGAGTACGTGGTGGTAGTGCTACAGTGCATTTTCCCATTTGGCATCAAGAGATTGAAGACATACTTGTACTAAAAAACAATAAAGGTACAGAAGATAACAGAGTACGTAAACTAGATTATTCAATACAACTATCAAAAATATTTTACGAAAGATTTATTAAAGGCGGAGATATTACTTTATTTTCTCCACATGATGTTCCAGGCTTGTACGAAGCATTTGGTACATCGAAGTTTGATTCGTTATATAAAAGATATGAGAAGGATACATCTATACCAAGAAAAACTATTCAAGCAAGAACATTAATTGGCGACATATTAAAAGAACGTGCAGAAACAGGACGTATTTACATAATGAATATTGATCACACAAACGATCATAGTTCATTTGTTGACCCTGTACGCATGTCTAATTTGTGTCAAGAAATAACATTACCAACTGATCCATTACAGCACATTGATGGTAAAGGTGAAATTGCACTTTGTATATTATCAGCAATCAATGTTGGTGTATTAAAAGATACAAAAGAATTAGAAACACTTTGTGATTTAAGTGTACGTGGATTAGAGCAAATTATTGATCATCAAAAATATCCAGTGAAAGCGGCAGAAATTTCTACAAAAGCAAGACGAAGTTTAGGAATAGGGTATATTGGTCTTGCACACTATCTTGCAAAAAATAAAGCAAAGTATGAAGATAAAGAAGCATGGAAACTAGTAAATGAATTAACAGAAGCATTTCAATATTATTTGTTAAAAGCATCAAATCAAATTGCAAAAGAAAAAGGTGCATGTGATTATTTTAAAAAAACAAAATATTCAAAAGGTATTCTTCCAATCGACACATATAAAAAAGATGTTGACACAATTATATCTTCAAAATTACAAATGAATTGGGAACAGCTAAGAAAAGACATTGTTGAACATGGTTTGAGACATTCAACGTTATCAGCACAGATGCCATCAGAATCATCTAGTGTAGTTGGTAATGCAACAAATGGTATTGAACCACCAAGAGGATATTTGTCAGTTAAGAAGTCAAAAAAAGGACCTTTAAAACAAATTGTTCCACAATATGAAACTTATAAAAAACATTACACATTGTTATGGGATATGCCAAGCAATGAAGGATATATCAATATTGTTGCGGCAATGCAAAAATATTTTGATCAAGCAATATCTGGTAATTGGAGTTATAATCCAACTAAATTTGACAACAACGAAGTTCCAATGAGTGTGTTAACTAAAGACTTTTTAACAACTTATAAACTTGGTTGGAAAACTAGCTACTATCAGAACACATATGACTTTAAAGGAGAAGAGCCAAATATTACTGATCAAGAGAATGTAGCAACTATAGATGAAGCATTAGAAATTGTAGGAGAACATCAATCACAGCAAGACGATGAAGCATGTGATTCATGTGCGATTTAAATAAATATTGACAAAGCAACGAGAGAGTGTATAATTAAAATATGGCAAAAACAGTATTCAATAGAAATGAAATAGATTTTACCAAAGAGCCTATGTTTTTTGGAGAAGATCAGAGTGTGCAGAGATATGATATTTTTAAATATCCTGCATTGGACAAACTTAACCAAACTATGCTTGGATATTTTTGGAGACCAGAAGAAGTTAGTTTGCAAAAAGATCGTGCTGACTATCAAAACTTTCGTCCTGAACAAAAGCATATTTTTACTTCAAACTTGAAATATCAAACACTACTTGACTCAGTTCAAGGACGTGGTCCAAGTTTGGCTTTTTTACCTTATGTATCAAATCCAGAGTTAGAAGGATGCATTGTTACTTGGGATTTCTTTGAAACAATACACTCAAGATCATACACACACATTATGAAAAATGTGTATCCAGATCCATCAGAAGTGTTTGATACGATATTACACGATGAAGAAATTTTAAAAAGAGCAGTTTCTGTAACAGAAAATTATGATACATTTTCTAAAATGGCAGAAGATTATTTTGTTAAAGGCAAAGGTAATATACTTGACGTTAAAAAACAATTATATCTTGCAATGATTAATGTAAACATTTTAGAAGGATTAAGATTTTATGTTTCTTTTGCTTGTACTTTTGCATTTGGTGAATTAAAACTAATGGAAGGTTCTGCTAAAATTATATCACTTATTGCACGTGATGAAGCAACGCATTTAAACTTGTCAACACAAGTTATTAAAAATTGGCACAAAGGTGATGATACACAAATGACAAAAGCAATTAAAGGTTTAGACAAAACTGTAATTGAAATGTTTAAGAATTGTGTTGAAGAAGAAAAAGCATGGGCAAGACATTTATTTAAAGATGGTTCAATTATAGGTTTAAATGAAAAACTATTAGGGGATTATGTTGAATGGATTGCAAACAAAAGATTAAAAGCAATTGGGTATGATCCAATTTATGATCAGCCAGCTAATGCAAATCCTTTACCGTGGACAGCTAACTGGTTGTCAAGTGCTGGATTACAAGTTGCACCACAAGAAACTGAAGTTGAATCATACATCATTGGTGGACTAAAACAAGATGTTGATGACAAAACTTTTGAAAACTTTGAACTATAAATAAAAGTATGAATAACAAGTATGATTGGAGAGGAGTAGATATTGCATACTCGGAGAGACATGGATATAGACTCACTCCAAAAAATACAAAAAGAAAACAATTAGAAAATAACAAAAAGAAGATAAAAAATGTTAAAACAGAAACTAAACAAGGATGACATTGTAGTATTTCGTACTGTTGGTAGTGACGAAGTAGTTGGTAAATTGATAGAAGAAACAGATACTTCTTACAAAGTATCAAAACCTTTAGCACTAGCAATGACTCAGCAAGGTGTTGGAATGACAGCATATATGATTATGGCTGATCCAGAAGCAACATTTGAGTTTTTAAAGAGTACGATAATTACAGCAGTTTTGGCCAATAAACAAGCCAAAGATGCTTATACACAAAGTACATCAAAACTTGTTACTCCTAGTACACCATCGATAGTTACGTAATAAATACTATTATAATAGGAGAAACAAATGCCACATGTAGCAAGAGTTGGAGATGCAGACA